TAAAAATAATACATTCCTACTTGAATAACGATTTTTTCCTTGTTCTACTTCGTAAATTGATGTTCTTTCCCTTGTCTTTTATGACCTTTCTGTACCTCTTCCGTAGAAGTAGTGTACCTATATATGGGATTTTAACGTCTTTATTCCGTAGTACGAGGTATCTGACTGATGCGAAATAATTCCGTATTATCAGGTTGATCAGTCTTTTGTCTATTCCAAGGGCTAAGTGAATCTTTTGGATAATCTTCCGGTGCTCTATGCTCATCGCTTACATATTTAGTGAATCTTGGAACATACTGTACTTCAACTGTTCCTACTCCTGTATTCCTACCTTTAGCTATTATAAGCTCTGCGTTTTCTATAGAAGGTTTGTTGTCGCTCAGGTTATAATACTCAGGTCTATAAACAAAGCATACCATATCGGCATCCTGTTCTATAGCTCCTGATTCTCTTAAATCTGATAACATTGGCCTCTTATTCTCACGAGAGTTTACACCTCTATTGATTTGGGATAACGGAATAATTACAATCTCTAATTCAGCAGCGACTTCTTTTAAGCTCCTAGACATTATTGCTATTTGCTGTTCTCTGTTATTGGTTTTAACACCATCACAGTCAGCTAATTGCAAATAATCTAAAACAACTAACTTAGTCTTGTGACGAATTACGAACTTTCTAATCTGATTACAGATCTTAGTGATCTTCCTCGTCTTAAAGTCTATCCAGAAATTCTTCTCTTTGAATAAGTCTGCTGCTCCTTGAAGTTTTTCAATATCTGACTCATCTAAAGTCATAGATCTCATTTTACTAAGCTCTACTTCTCCATGTGATGCGAACATTCTCTTTAACAAAGCTTGATCTGTCATCTCTAAACTAAAGAATACTGGATTATACCCTTGAAAGATAGCGTTCTTAAATACTTCTAAAGCTAAAGCAGTCTTTCCCATACTAGGTGCTCCTGCTAACACTACCATTTCTCCGTACTCCCAGCCGAACATAAAGTTATCCAATCGTTTAACACCAGATTTAACTACAGGCGGTACTTCTTTACTCTTGATAATTCTCATTAACTCATCAATCTTGGTTGCTTTGTTGAAGTCTTCGACTTCTCCCATCTCCTGAATATTTACAGAAGACCTAGCTAGTAGATCAATAATTTCCGAAGGATCTATCATGTCATTACATTGTTCAATGACATTCTTTCCTAAGACTAATAAGGCTCGTCTTTGAGCATAGCCGTTTAACAGCTTTGTATGTTCTTTTAAGTGAGCATCTGTCTCTACTTGTTCACAAATAGTATTTAGATAGTGTAGTAGATTAAATCCTGTTTTCTTTTGTAGTACTTCGTGGTATTTCTTTTGAATTAGCTTGTCAGTTACCGTTGCAATATCAATTTTAGATCCACCAGCAATATCCTTTATTGCAGTATAGATATACCTCGTTTCTGGAGAGGAAAATTCATCAATACTTAGCTGGTCTGCTACTTGATAATAAGAATCTGGAAAGTTTACAAAAGCTCCTAGTACTAGTTCTTCAATTTCAATATTGTTCTGCCCGAAGAATTGCCCTTCGGTTAATAGGTTCATTTGTCCTTTCATAGATTTAGTTTAGTAGGTAAAACAGTAAGAGTGCTATTCCTATTGCTCCAAAGAAAGTATTGGAAATAATTCTGTCGTGAGGGCCTTCCTCATTTTCGTCATACATAGATTGTTGGTCTTTTAAGGTTAATAAATATAAATATAGTAAAGAGCAACGAAGGACAAAACCCTTCATGCTCTTTTACTTTTATCCCCTCATAAGTTCTACATAGTCGAACTTATTGTTCAATGCTGTGACTATGGAAATTTCTTCTCCGTAGAATCCCCAGAACTTATTATTGTAGAGTTTCACTTTTTCTTGCAGGGGAATGTTTCCTGTTACAAACGACTTTCCTTTTTCTGTTATCTTCCAGCTTCCTGAAGATTTTTTTGCTTTATCTTCATTTTTCATTTCCTCAATTAGATCCCAATACTTTAGTTTAGTAAAGTCTCCACCTCCAGAATTATGTAAAGATGATGTATGGTAATACCCTTCTTTTGATTTATTCAAAAGGAATAGGGTGATTAGGCTTCTTGCCATTGATGAGGTTAGCTTTCTTTTATAAAGCTTTACACTTTGATTGCAGCAAGGGCAAATCGTTCCCTCTTCGTAATTCTCTTTCAAGAACGTTTTCGCTTCATCGAGCGTTGTTTGCATATTTACATCCATTTTTTAAGATTTAGTTAACATTGAATTTCATACTCAGTATCTTTATCTCCAGGTATCTCAGTTACGAAGTAAGCCATACGGTTTACCATGTGTGTTCCCTGATTGATAAACAAATCATTTCCTTCGCCATCAAGCAGTGTCCAGATACAGTAAACATTCTTTTTTCTATGTTCCTGCATCCTTTCCCAATCTCCATGAGTGTCAAACTCAAAGTTATCTCTGTCTGGTTCAGCTTTAATAGGCTTGAATTTCTCAATCCATTCCTCTTCTGACATTTGTACAAATTTGCTCATATAAAACATTTTATGTTATCAACTTCTTTTCTCACTTGTCTTTCAAATGAGGTATTTCTTCCTAGATACTGACTGACTTCATCTTCAATGATAGCTGCGGTAATTGTCTTTGGTAAAACCATTTTACCTAGACCTTCATCCCAGCTTTCAACATCAATACATCCAGACTTAAACGCTTTGTCAATCTTCTCTTTCATTTTATCAAGAGAATCGTTAAGCATTTCTGTAACTACTTCTTTAAGTCTTTGCTCTTTTTCTGTCATAGCTAATTTTCTTTAAATCCGTTTAATAATTGATTCATTCTTAGATAGCCTACTCCAGTAAAACTGTGACCATCCTCATTATCTGCTCCGTAATTGTATTGAAATCTTACGGAAATTTCCCCGTTTGATCTCTCTTTAAAGTTGTTAAATTCAACAAATCCAACGATACTTCCTTTCAGTATTTCTTCAACCTTCTTAACAGCTTCTTTGTCGCTTTCAGACAAGTCTTTGATGTACTGATAACCCTCGTTTTGAAAGGTCAGCTTAGGGTTATTCTCTTGAATTTTCTTCAAGAAATTGTGCTGAACCTCAGTTAATAGTTCTATAGTCATAATTTTTGAATAAAAGCAGGGTAAGACCTCAACTAAATTTAGCTATGGTCTTACCCTACTTGGTTAATTAATTAATACATACTGCATCTGCTTCTTGTTCTAACTGAAATTCAGTAGTCCAGCCAACACTGTCGTATTTATTCTTCTTCATTAGAGTTCCTGGATTAACTATCAAGTCTCTAAATCCATTACCTGCATCATCTTTAGCGTAGATAACAGGTAGCTTCATAAATTCTGGATGTTCATTCACGAAATCAGTTAAGCTTTTAAAATACTCTTCTAGTGTCATAGCATATCGTTTTTATAATATTCAGCAGCGTTAATTATTCTCTGCATAATTTGTGATTCACTTTCTTTAGCTAGAACAATTATGTCTTCTTTAGTTTCATATTCATCTGGAACTAATTCTAGCAATGTTTTAATTAAATACTCTCTAGTCATACTGTATTTAGTTTAAAATGTTACTTCTACCCATCCTTTCTCTGAATGTTCGTAATCAGCTTTAGAATAGCCATTCTCTTTTAATTGTTTAGCTAACTTTTGAGCTGCTTTCCAAAGACCTGGTTCTGGCGTTTGATCGTGTTCATCATCATACATAACTTCTCCACGACAATCGTAAAAGCTTTCATCTTGTTGAAGGTTGAACGTGTAGCCATCTACGGTTACTCTTTCTTTCAATACTGCTTTCATATAATATAATTTAGGTTAATACTAAGCAGCCCCGAAGGACTGCCTAGATTTTGATAAACGATGAGGTAGCCACGCTAAGAAACCTATATTATATCTACGCTTTTTAATCGTTAAACCAAAATACTTGCTCCCATAGAAGCTTCAACTTGCTTCATAATACCAACGATAACCTCCTGCTGACTTTCTTTTCTTTTGACAGCATTGTGATATATGTGAATTTGATATTCCTGTTTCTCTTTCAGCATCTCTCATAGATTTAAAGTTTTTTTCTTTTCCTGTGCTAATATGTACTCCTTTAATAGCTTTAGAAAACTTTTTTGCTTTATATAGATTGCCTTTATTATTGTTTTCTTCCCAAGTTATTAACTGGATATTCTTTATTGAATAATGTTTTGAGTCATCTAGCCTATCTACTGAAGGTTTTAGTTCTTTTTTATAACCAGA